CAAAATCTTCAACTAAACAAGGCAATGCTTTAACTGTACCATCATATGCAAAAAATCCACCTTCAGCAGACATCCAATAAACAGCGCCATTTACATAACTTGCTGCATGTTGAGCAATACAACCACAGTTAGTACCAACTTGTCTTACAGAAAAAGTAAATGGTGGACCAACAAATTGAATAACATAAGCTGCAATATCCGTTAGTACAAAAACATAATCTTTACCTTGAAGAGCTGCTGTAATTTTATTTCCAGTATCTAATCTAAAAGTTCCTGCGGTATTAGTTGCTGTAGGTAAATAATTATTTAAATTTTCTTGATCAGAAAACCTTACAAACATCGGGTCTTGCGTAGCAGTATCTCCTATAGTTGTTTCTGTTCCGAAATGAAATAGATGTCTATCTCTGTCGGACACTAAAGTAAATCTACTAGCAGTTGGATTGTTTGTAGTCTCAAATCCACTTGTGGATATGGAAGCTCTAATTGTTCTTGGATTAGATGCTCCCGCATCCCATGTAAAAGTTTTACCGTTAAATATAGTTGCAACTAATACTTCACCAAAATTATCTAATGACCAGTTACCTGGATCTAATATTACATTACTAGTTCCTCGTTCAGTACCCCATGTAGAGTCCCCCCAAAGATACGTTCCCCAGCCATACCCTAATGTTTGAAAAGTAGGACCTACTTCAACATAAGGATTAATAGATGCTGCACCAGATGCAGATGCTGCACCACTTGCATTAACTCTCATTTGAATTGTAAAAGTATTATCATTAGGGACTGTTAAAATTTCAAAAGCACCTTCTGTAAAATCTGTTGCTACATATCCTGTAGGAGGAGTAACTGCTGTAAACGTTACGTATCTTCCAACTTCTAAACCGTGAGAAGTTTTGTTTACAGTAACATTGTTTTGACTAGAAAAAGTATCAAAGGTTGCTCCTGTAATTGCAGTGTCTAAGGGAGTAATATCGTAAAAAGCTTCACCATAGTATAAGAATAGACCTTGAGAAGTTCCGATAGCCGTATATCGTTCTCCCTGTAAACTTGTAAATGCTAATTGAGCTCTAGCTACACCAGGAACTGTTTCATTAGCTTGTGTAAGTTGTTCCCATCCACCTATTTTTTCAGGAGCGGTATATCTAAAACGTACAAAATCTCCATCTACCCATTGTCCAGGAAGAGCTGAAGGTACGCTTTGTTTATTAAAACCTGCTGCAAAATCTACTTTTTTAAGTGCCATAATAGTAAATATATAGGGTTTTTATTATTTTGGTAGTATTATATTCCACTCTAGCTTAGATATCAAATCCTGTAAATGTACCTCTTTTAGTTTATTTTCTTTTAAATACTGATGAAGTTCCTCGGTATCTACTACAATAAATTGATCTTTCATATCAAAGACCATTTTATCTGCTTTAGTTCTAAAAGAGCCTCCTTTGGCATTGTTTTTTAAAGGACGTAAGTCAAATTTTAATAATTGATTATGTAATACACCTTCAGCGTCCCATAACTCATTCTTTTTTTGTTTTAAACTTGCTAATGTAATGTTTTTTAGTTTTTTGTAAAAATTCTTCATTTCTTATAAAGGATGCAACGAGTGGTATGTGGGGGTGCCCATTGCACCCATCATAAGATTATGTCATCTTTTAAACCAAGAAGGAAGACCTAAATGAAGACGCTTATCAAACATATTAGCTTTAGCACCTGGTGTTTTACGATTATTATAATGAATAAATACTTGAACACATTCCTTTCCTTTAAATTTTTCTCGCCAATGTTCTAGTTCACAACCAGAATAGACTAACATATCTCCTGGTTTTAAATTTATTTTAATTCCTTTTTTACCAATCTTTTCCGATGGCTCTAAATAAATAGCCCAATTATCTCCACCTAAATTCATAGTCGTAGAGATTTCACAACTAAATCTATCTTTGTGTCTTTTTAATTCGTCCCCCTTTTTATAAATTCTAGCATATGTATATGCAGGATATAATTTTAATCCTGTTTCTTTTTCCATAATAGGTTGACACTTTAACATTAAAGTTTCTATTGCTATATCTGAATAACAATAATAAGTATTAGGTACTTGTTCATTCTTATCTTCATACCTACCTAATAATGTTTCATAAGGTGAAATATAGCCTGATTTAATGCATGTGTCATAAACTTGTTTTTTTACACATAAGTAATTAGCTAAAAAAGTTGCTAAGTCTTTTGATACTGCACTTCGTATTATCGTATATTTATTTTTTTTAAAATTCATTCTAAAAATAATTAAAGTTAATAGTTATTCTTACAAGGCTATCATCACAACTTGAACTGCTGTGTGTTGTACTGGGATCAAAAAGAACAACTCTGTTGGCTTTAGGTAAAACTTTATCTTTCCCAAAATAAGTTTCACCATTGTTATCATTTATATATAATAGACAACCTTTATGTTTAAATGTATAATCTACGTGGTCTGCATGTTTTGTTTTTTCTTTTTCTCCTACATATAAATTTCCTTTAACTCTTAAAATAGATTTACATTTAAGTTTATTTATCATTTTTTCAAATAAATAAAATTGGTTACTAATAGCAGCAGGAGCCTCATAAAATTTGTGTGTAAAATATAATCTATTATCTTTTTCAAAAGTCATAGCTTTATTATAATACCAAGCAAAATAATCTCCCATTAAATGATTTTGTATATTTTTAAATTCTTTTTCTTCTAAAAAATTATCAATTATTTTAATTTTAGACATCTTTAACTATTTCCTTAGGCACCGCCTGTATATTCCAATGTATAAATCTAAAAGGCTCTATTCCAAAATCTACTGAAAATTCGTGTTCTAAATAACCCGGAAATATAATTAACGTTCCAGGTATAGGTTTGTAATGAACTAGTTCATTACCATTAAGAATCTCTTTTAGATTAGTTTTCATTTTTAATTTAGTAGATCTTGCTCCTGTTCTCGGTTCATGAAATATTGGCATAGATGTTTTGTCACTACACTTTAAAAAGTAAAAACCTGATACGTGTTGGTTCCAATGCACGTGAGCTGAATGATGACCACCTCCTTTTTTTGCAAACTCTTGTACCCACATCTCACTAAATAGTGTTGTGTATTGTTGCATATCAAAACCTTGATGATCTAAATATTCCCAAGATTTTTGACCGATGTAATCTCTAAAATCTCTAAAATTGTTGTCCGCTGTTAAGGGTGTTGAATGATAACTTCTTCCAAAATCTCCAAACTTTTTTATATATAATTTAGCTTCTGGAAAATTTCTAGCAGCTTTAATATATTTGTTAGAAGCTTTAGTTAAAGAATTTACAAATTCTGGTTTTTGTTCGGACCAAATTGTTGTGTTGAAGTAATTATTTATATGCATACTATTTAAACGGACACCCAAGGCTCCACATCACCAATGAATATCTCGTTCCTTTAGTTACGGGTTTAACTCTATGCCATACAAATGATGGAAAGACAACAATACTTCCTTTAGGTAATATTTCTTTTACTTGTCTCAAATGTTTAGCTTCTTCTCTCATATGTGGATCGTAGTTTCTAAAATCAAATTCTAGTTCTCCACCTTCATATTCTGAACCATCTGTTAACTGACATGTCATTGATAGTTTTCGAATTTTACCATGTTCATTTGTATTGGGTTTATTATAAGGTTTATCCCAAGAATCACAATGCCAATCATAAAATTGATTAAGTTTATATTTTGTAAACTGACAGGGCTCACTTCTATCCCATTCAAAGTTCCAACCTGCATTTTTATTGGCCTGATGAATGTAAGGATGTAGTTCTTTATAAATCCAAGTATCCTTTAACCAAACTAAATCTGATTTTCTTTTTCTTTGCATGTTTTTAATTTGATCTTTAGTTAATTTTTTATCATCATAGCCACCAGTTCTAGCCATAGTTTCAGATTGTGATAATCCATATTTAATTATGTCATCACAAATTTTAGTTGGTATTGCAGATTTAAAATACCAGAAGTAATTAGATATATTCATAGGTAATAGTTTGTACGAAATTTAAACCATCCTTTTGATTATTGGTTATGTAATACATATTATTTGAAGGAAACATAATGAACATATTATTTTTAAGTTCTATGTCCCAACTTCTTCCTTTACGTCTGTTATCTTCATAATGT